GCAGCAGGTATTGAGCTTGTTTGCGGATAGACTCTGCGTCATGGACAGCGCTTATCATGTGTTTGAATTCGGACATGGTGTTCACCTTGTTAGTTAGGATGGAGCGAGAGGGGTTATTCATCGATACCGACGCAGACACCCCAAAGGATGCCGGCGACAAGAGCCACGATTCCGAACATCAAGCCCAGAGCTACCCAGGTCACCGGATCATGTATGTACTGTGAGAAAGTCATTTGGTCACCCTCATGTCTACCGTGGAAAGCATACTAAAGGAACATAGATAGCATTGCTATTAGACCTTAGTCTAATACGAAGACAACAGTAGACAAGCGGGCAGCAATGGGCGTAGATTCAACGGACAGCGATAGACTGACAACCCGTGTCCTCACGACCACACAAGGCGAGGGAATCAGGAATCGCCAATAACTCTGAACGCAGCAGAGTCTAAAGACACAACGTGCGGGGGGAGGGAGGTTGGGAGAATGACGGGACTTGATCTTGATGAATCAGACAGTTACAGTCCATCCCATGTTTGACCAGCCTAAAGCCTTGGAACTGATTGCGAGCGGCTCAAGCCTTCGTGAAGTAGGCGAGCAGATAGGCTGTAGTCCGGCGTATATCTGCAAAGTAGCGGCTAGTGACCCACACTTCAGTGAACAGTACACGCGTGCGATGGAGATGCGTGCTGATATCCACGCTGACCGCATAGAGACGGTTGCTGCTGAACTGCTGAGCGGGACCAGGACTGACTACAACGCAGCTAGAGTAGCGCTGGACGCACTCAAGTGGACTGCCAGTAAGCTCAGACCCAAGCGCTACGGTGACAAGCTGCAGCTAGACGCTGATGTACGCATGCAGGTAGAGCTGGTGGATGCAACAGCAGTCCAGGCTGTAGCCACGCTGATAACCAAAGAGGACCCATCCACTGAACGGTAAGGCCAGGGGAGGGGTAGGGGAGGGGGGAAGAAGCTTGAGCCTCTGGCGCCTCTATCTGTTATGCCTATGACCTCCTCTCCCCCACTGCTCAACTCTGTGAATACCTCCTCTCTTCCTGCAGACTCCTTATCTACTAAGGTCATTCACCACATTCGTTCAGGATTGGTGGGAGAACCTGTTTCGGTGTACTTGGGGTATACCCGACAGACGATCTGGTACGAGGGTAAGGTGTGTAAGGCAAGGAACGAGTGGGTACCGGTATGAATGTGTACCTACCAGAACCTGTAATAGAACAAGGAGTGTGGAGGACCCCATTTCAGCGGGACGCGGCCTCTTTCCTGACAAACGCTTTCCCTGACGCGCAGGTTAAATTGCGAGAGGACCTCGTTTCCAATCCGTTGCAGGTAACATGGAGAGGGTGGTCTGATATCGTGGATGAGGGGGATTGGAAGGCGGTGGCGTTTCATTTGATGGATATGACTCGTCGTGCTCGGTGAACCGAAACTTCATCTGACGGGCAAAGCCCTGACGGCCAGGGATATCTATCGCCACATCCGGGAAAGCATCAATAACCTAAGAGCCAGGGGCATCGAGCCGAAGAAGGTGTGGGTGTCCCAGTATGTTGCGGATTGTATGCACGAGATGTGGGTACAGGTTGCCTCCAAATACGACTTGAAGCTTCCCTTGGGTGTAGCCAACGTCCCGATGTTCGTGGGTTCGGGGTTGGGAAGGAACAAGTTCGTCTTCGAGTACGACGAGGACAAGGAGAAAGGTCATACCCTCCGCCGAGGACCCGTGGCGAACCCTCTGCCTGATAATGAGTAAGCCGCATATCGTCCACTCCTGTGGATTGTGGTGGTGCTACCGTCACGGTATGGACATGACCCGGCAAGGATTGGGACACACCCCAGGTGAGGCTTACTGGCATTTGTTTGCAGGGATTCTGTGAAGGTCCAAATCCCCTTCAACTGGCACACCCGCCCGTATCAGAATGATGCCTACAACTTTCTGACGAAGGGCGGTACGCGATACGTCGGGGTGAATCATCGACGGTGGGGCAAGGACTCTTTACTGCTGAACGCTTCCTGCTTCAATCTTCACAAGCGGGTGGGGACGGGCTGGCACATGCTCCCAGAGGCATCTCAGGCAAAGAAAGCCATCTGGGATGCGGTCGATGAGTTCACGGGGGTACGGCTTATTGATCAGGCGTTCCCAGAACCCATCAGAGCCAACTGGCGCGACAACGACATGTTCATGCGCCTGAAGATCGGCTCGACATGGCAGGTCGTGGGGAGTGATAACTTCCAATCTCTCATAGGATCTCCGCCTATCCTGGTGGTCTTCTCCGAGTTCGCCTATGCCAATCCCGTGGCATGGCAGAAGATCAGTCCTATATTAATGAATAACGGCGGCATCGCGGCTTTCATTTCTACTCCCTGCGGGAGGAACCACTTCCATGGCCTGTATGAATACGCAAGAAGCCCGGAAGGCAAAGAGGCCGGATGGTTTGCGGAACTTCAAACGGTGGAGGACACGGACGCCATTGTCTATGCGAACTTTGCGTCTGCAAAAGCGCGTGGAAGAAGCTTTGTCTTCATGGGAAAGACTTACGAGCGAATTGAAGACGTTCCACGTGAAACACGACTGGAGATAACCCGGAAAGCGATCACGGATGAAGAGAGGCAGCTAACCGCTCAGAGAGGTGCCCAAGAAGCCCAAGCCATCATCGCGCAGGAATACTATTGTTCCTTCCAAGCCGCTATCCCGGGCGCCTACTACGGCCCTGTCATCGAGGAGATGGAACGTGCGGAACAGTCCAAGATCATGCGAGTTCCATATGACCCAGGATTTCTGGTTGAGTGCTGGTGGGACTTGGGTATTAGAGACGACACGGCTATCTGGTTCGTGCAGCATGTCGGTCGGGAGCGCAGAGTCATCGACTACTACGAAAGCGCCGGGGTCGGTATTGACCATTACGTCCGTGTGCTCAACGAACGCCGCTACGACTACTCGCCAGATGTACTTCCGCACGATGCCGGTCACGGTCAACTGAGCCAGAGAGGCGGTGCTTCACTAGCGGAAGTCCTCAAAAAAGATTACCGCCGAAACAACCGCGTCGTCCCGATGACACGCTCTTTGCAACTCTCGATCCAGAAGGTCAGGACCTTTTTACCTACCTGCATCTTCGATGAGGAAAAGTGCAAGGATGGCCTCGACAAGCTCCGACAATACCGACGGGTCTGGAACCCGCAGACACGAAGTTACAACGACACACCCCTGCACGATTTCACGTCCCATGCTGCTGACGCTTTCAGAACGGGGGTGGAAGGTTTGCTCGCCCCCATTGCCCAGCGGGATGAACGGGGTGTAAAGTCCGACTGGGACCGCTTTGAAGAACCGCGCCAGCGATATGCTCTTGGAGCGGACGACGATGTTCTCGGGAGATTCACATGAATGAAGTAGCCGTGGACAAATCCGTTTCCGGTGCCTATTGGCGCATGAAGTACCGGGGCAAGGTCGCTTTTGAAGAGGAAGAGCCTTCCGAACAGGCGAAGAAGGCTTTTAGAGAATCCGTGGACCGGGCCTTCAAGTACGGCGACGGGTACGGGACTGAGGTAAAAGCCACCATCCAGGAAGCCCGGTGAACATCAGCACGGCGAAAGAACTCATTGGTCGATATTTCCCCGGCTGGAAGGTCATGGCGGATGAAGTGGCTATCGGAATCAGCAACGGGAAGTACCTTGCAGCCGAGCCTTTGAAAGACGTGCTGGAATCCACCAGCCCGTGGTATCTGATTGATCTGGCCTACGCTGTTGAAAAACTCAATGGCGGGCAGGACTGGACAGGCGCCAGAAAGAAAATCGAATCCCTTTGGTCACAGGAGCCGGTATGAGCAACCTCTTTGGGGGATCGAAACCGGCGGCTCTCCCCCCGCCCATGCCCATTCCGCCTCCCCCGACCATCGATCAGGCAGCACAGAACCAAAGCAACCAGAACCAGATGCGGCAGCGCAGGGGAGCGGCCGCGAATGTTTTGGCGGGGTCTAACCCCGGTGCTCCGGCAACTCAGCTGGCCAAGTTGTTAGGGGAATGATGTGAGCAAGGGTCCAGCTAGATCATACGATGGGGTTGGCAATAGATACGGCAATCTCGTCGTAAAGGAAGTTTTTTACGACTTGTACAGTGGCGTGTATAGAAAGTTCTTTTGGTGTACCTGCGACTGCGGTGTAACCAAACGCATCCGTTCCGATGGATTGATTTCAGGCGCAGTAATATCCTGCGGTTGTATCCACGTAAAGCGCAGTGCCACAAATTGCGCCAAGGTCGGCAAGACGAATATCCGACACGGCATGACCTATAGCCATACCCACCGGTCATGGTCATCCATGCTTGCTCGTTGCAAAGCCGGGTCACTTCACCCTAAGCATGCTGCATATTCTGGTCGAGGTATAACGGTTTGCGATCGATGGAAAGTATTTGATAACTTCCTAGAAGACATGGGCGTCAGACCGGAAGGCAAAACGCTTGACCGCATCAATAATGATGGCAACTACGAGCCATCGAACTGTCGATGGGCTGACGCCAAGACGCAATCGAACAACCGCCGTAACTCAACCCATGCCTTGAACTCTGCCGGATACTCTGGCCGTGTTCCACGCCTGTGGATGCAAGACATCTTCGGAGTATAGGTATGGCCACGCGAAAGCGCGAGAAACGAACGGAGCGTCTAGCCCCTCCGAGTACCGCGCCGGATGACGAAACCGCCGGGAAGGTTTTGGCACGGCACCAGCAGATGGAATCGGTCCGGGGAAACTTCAACACGCTATGGCAATCCGTCGCAGAACGTGTCCGCCCCAACCAAGCCGACTTCACGACCAAGTGGGCCGAAGGACAAAGAAGGACCAACCGGGTCTTCGACGACACCGCCCCCATGGCGTGCGAGAACGGGGTGGCGGCTTTGGAGAGCCTTCTGTGCCCATCAAGCAGACAGTGGCACGGGCTTAAAGCACGGGACAAGGACCTGCAGGGAAAACTGATCGTCCGGCAGTGGTTGGAACAGGTCACGGATACGCTCTTTGGAGCGCGGTACTCCCCCGAGGCCAATTTCCAAAGCCAGATTCACGAAACCCTGGGGGACATCATGACCTTCGGGAATGGCCCGTTCCTCGTAGACGACATCGTGGGGATAGGGATTCGCTACCGCTCTTTGCCTCTTGCGTACACTTTCGGCCTGGAGAACGCGGCGGGGATGATTGATTGCATTCACCGGGAATGGAGCATGACGCCCTTCGCGGTGATGGACGCTTTCAAAAAAGGGATCATCGATGAAGTACCGGACCAGATTGCGGATGAGTATGCGCAAAAACAAAACTCCGAGAAAACCTGGGACTTCATCCACGCCATTTGTCCAAGGGACGAAAGTTATGATGCAGGGGGAAAGCCCATCTCCTCCCTTATCGTTTGCAAGCAGACTCAACAAACCGTCAAGAGAGGGGGTTACTACACCCAACCCATTTTCATACCCCGATATCGAGTCAACAGCCGTGAGACTTATGGGCGTGGACCGGGCGTGGACGTGCTACCAACTATTCTCCAGCTAAACGAGATGGAGAAGGCGGACATACGCATCACCCAAAGAGCCGCTGATCCACCGTATCTGACGGTAGACGACATCAACCTCCCGGCATTTAACCTCCGGTCGAACTCGATCAACTCGGGTTACTTGACCCCCGATGGAAAAGAACTGATCCGGCCACTGCCAAGTGGCAGCAAGTTCGAGGTGATGGACAAGAAGCTGGAGATGAAACAAGCCACGGTTCGGAGGGCTTTCCTGAACGACATCATCTCCATCCTCTCCGAACACCCGGACATGACGGCGACACAGGTTTTACAGCTGGCTCAGGAGCGGGGTTACTTGGTCGCTCCCATCATCGGCCGAATCCAGAACGAACTGATGGGTCCTGTGATCACGAGAGAACTGGACATCCTCCACCGCGCAGGACAACTCCCCGACCCGCCCGAAATCGTCCGGCAGAGCCGGCGTTTCAACTTCGACATCGAGTACACCAGTTTTTCACAGACGGCCCAGAAGCAGAGCAAGGCTCTTGCGATCAACATGACGCTTCAACAAGCCTCTACGCTCTTCCAGGCCAACCCGCAGTTGATGACGAAGATGATCAATCTTCCACGCACTTTCGAAGCACTGGCCGAATCCAACGACGCGCCTCCGAGCATCCTCAATACGCCCGAGGAACAGGACGCGATGGATCAAGCAACAATCCAGCAGCAGCAACTGACCAACATGGCTACCATTGCAGGCCCTGCCTCTCAGGCCATCAAGAATCTTTCCGATGCTTCTAAAGGCACCCAAGCCATCACGCCCGGTGGAGGCTAATGCCTCGCAAGACCACCAACATCGATGTAAAGCATGCCTACCAGCGTTTGTTCCTCTTGAACGAAGGCGGCATGACCGACATCGCCCGGCTGGTAATTGGGGACCTCATCAAGGTAACAGGGGGAGTTCAATCCCCCGTCCAGTACGACTCCCTGAGCAAGGTCGATACCGAGGCTACTTTAATCGCTCTTGGCTGCCAGAAAATCTGGCTGCACATCAATTCCATGCTGCATCTTCCCGAGAGAACCACGATGGGACTGATGCAGGATGCCATCCACGTAGGAGTAGACCATGACCGACACGACGACTAACCGAGGCGCAGCCGCCGAGGCTCTGGCTGGCGGCAATCCGACAGAAGGTACACCACAGCCGACAAACGGTGCTGCACCACCCACCGAAAAACAGTGGTTCTCCGACCTCGATCCCGTGCTTCAAGGGAACATCGAGAAGAAAGGCTGGAACACTCCGACCGGACTTCCAAAAGCCCTGGAAGGTTACTTTGAGATGGAGAAGCAGTACCGTTCGGGCGATAAGGTCATGCTTCCGAAAGATGATGCAGACAAAGTCGGTTACGACACGCTCTACAACCGTCTCGGAAGACCCGAGTCTCCCGACAAGTACGCTTTCCCTGAAGGTGTCGATCCTGAGCAGGTAAAGACGCTTGCTCCAAAGCTACACGAGTTGGGGATTAGTCAAAAGCAGGCGCAGGCTCTGGCACAGCTCGACCTCGACCGTGCCATGGCGCACGCGGAGATGGAGCGTTCAAGGGTGGTCAACGACCAGAACCAAGCCGACCAGCAGTTGAAACAAGAGTGGGGCGACAAGTACAACGAGAACGTCGAGTTCGCCCGCAGGGCCATGCGAGGTCTGGGCATGAACCTCGACCAAGGTTTTGTCCCCATGGCAGCCGCGATTGGAGCGAAGAACGCCCTGAAACTCCTGCACCTTGCTGGTCTTAACACACGAGAGTCCAACGCTGCCGCTATCGGTGATGCACAAGCCGGTTTCGGCCTGACTCCCAATAGAGCCAAGGCTGAGTTGGCCGAGAAGGGCGCCGAGCTTTTGAAGCGCGCTCGTGATGGCGATCAAACCGCCAAAGCCCACTGGCAGCGATTGAACAAAGCGATATCAGGCGATGGTTTTATCGAGATGTAGTTGACAAAGGACAAAAGCAGGGAGTAAGTTCCGCTACGCGGACCCCCACAAGGCCAATCCGCAAACCATCAGGGCCGCTCAACGGCGCTAACCCGAAACCCTCTCGCCCTAACGGGTAACGTTTCGGAGCGCCATCGTGGCCAATAATGTCCCTACCTATTTCGTGACGGACTTCACCAATCAGGTGGAGTTCCTCGTTCAGCAGATGCCCGCCCGACTGTGGAGCGCATCGACCATTCGCACCTACATGGGTTCCGGCGCTACGGCGACGGAGCAGTTCGGCGCAACGAGCATGGCTCTCGTCTCTGGACGAGTCCAGCCCAAGCCGATTACCGACACGCCCGCTGACCGCAGGTGGATTTATCCCCAGAAGTACTGGGTGTCCGATATCGTGGACACTTATGAAGAGCTGGAGATGGCCATCTCGCCCGACGGCTGGATTGCGCAGGACTTCGTCTTTGCTGCAAACCGCACCAAGGACGATGTCTGGATTGCCAACTACTTCGGCAATGCCCTCACCGGAAACACCTCAACGACCGGCAATAGCCCCTCGACCACGGTCGCCTTCCCGAGCGGAAACTTCCAGCTTTCGACGGTCGGATCGAGCGGTGGTGCTACCCCGACAGGAATGAACGTCCCGAAGCTTCGTGGTGCTCGCAAGGCGATGTTGCAGGCAGAAGTGGATTTGACGTATGACCCGGCTTATGCCGCGATGTCCGCTATCCAGTTGGACGACATGCTCAACCAGGCACAGGCGATCAGTCTGGACTTCCAGGACAAGCCTGTTTTGGAAGAAGGCCAGATCACCCGCTTCATGGGCTTTGAGTTTATTCATTCAGAGCGCCTGCCGGTCAACGGTTCTTCCTATCGTGAATGCCCGATCTGGGTGAAGAGCGGCGTGCGTTCCGGAACGTGGCAGGACACCAAGACCCGAATCGTCCCGAGATACGACCTGATCGGCGACCCCTTTGAAGTTGGCACGATGTTGATGGTAGGCGCTACGCGCCTCCAAGAACCCAAGTGCCAAGCTGCCCTTTGCGCGGAGAGCTGATATGACTGCTGCAGTAAATCACAACAACGGGTCCTTGACGACCAACACCTACGCCACTCCACAGGTGGCGAACACGGCCGGTTCCGATAGCGCACAGATGATGGTTGCCAGTTCCTACTGCGCGATTCCGGCAGTGGCGACGGACTTGGCCAACTCAGTCTATGCGTTCAGCCGGATCAAGTCCTCCGATGTCATTCACAGTCTGGTCTTCGCCTCGTCGGCATTGACTGCGGGTGCGATCAGTCTGGGTCTGTTCTTGCCGAACACAAAGACCGTGGCGGTCACGAACTCGGACCACCTGTTTGCGACCTCGATCAACTGCGCCAGTGCGGTGGTCCCGACCGAGGAGTTGTACGCCAACCTTGCCCTTACATTGGCAGGGAAGCGCGTGTGGGAGATGCTGGGACTGACCTCCGACCCGGTGCTGGTCTACGACATCGCCGGTTACTCCACCACTGCCGCCACGACAGCGGGAACGCTGGCCCTCAAGGTTGTCTGGAGTCCGTAATGGCTGTCAATTCTCTGGGTTGGAACGTACAGGACCGCAACCCGTACACCTACACGGTGGCAGCGGGTAGCGGAACCATTACGACCAGCACCGATGTCCAGTTGATGTACGACACGACAAAGGTGCTGAACCGGCAGGACTTGGTGACGATTCTGGAGCAGATGGTTCTTCTGGTTCAGGACGCCCCCAACTCCAACCCGTTCGGGCCACCGTAATGGCGCGTCGAGGCGCATCGTCAATCTACGTCTCGACCAACCCGAATGTTCCACTGGAAATCGGAACGCCGGGGGTGTCGATCTTTATCGGCACTCCCGGGCCTACGATTTATGGCGGAACGGGAAGTGTTATCAGCCCTTCCGGGGTTCTTTCGTTTCTGGGAGAATCCACGGTGACGTTTACCCCAATCACGGTTCCGGTCGTAGTGGAGTTCTAAGATGGCCAATGCAAATTTAGACTTCTCCGGCCTTTCCGTCACCCGGACTTTCACGTTCCCCGATGCGACAGGGACCATCGCCCTGACGACTGGCTCTAGTTCCATCGTCACCGTGGGAACGATCACCACGGGCGTCTGGCACGGCACGGTTATCGGGGTGACCTACGGCGGCACGGGCGCCAATCTCTCGGCTACCGGAGGTGCTTCCCAAGTTGTCATGCAGGTCAGTTCGGGGGCTAATTTCACTGTAGCCCAGCTGGCCTCGACCGATCTATCCGACGTTTCAACTCTGACAACCAATACCCAGATCGGGTTCGATGACCCGGGCATTTCCATCCCGACCACCGGCAACACGATTTCCTGTGGCGGTCCGCAACTGATTTCACTGGTGGCGGTTCGCCCTACGGGAACGCTGGCGGCACTGACGTTCAATCTGGTTGATGGGATATCCAACGGTATCGCCCGAATCCTGACGACACAGATCATCACTGCCGTAACGATCACGGGCAATGTGGACCTCGACGCGACCCGATCATTGCTCGCCGCGCCAACAACCCTGACCCCCAATCAGGTTCTTGAGTACTGGTGGGACGAGTCCGGTTCTTCCCCGTGTTGGGTACGGGCAGTGTAAGATGCCCACATGGCATCCGACGTTGGAATTGCTAACCTTGCGCTGCTGAAACTCGGAAAGCCGCGCATCACCTCGTTTACCGATCTGGGTATCGTCAACGAAATCTTCGCAGAGCAGTACGGCCCTTTAAGGGACGTGCTACTTCGGATGGGTTGGTCCTTCTCCAGGACCTATACCGCGCTAGCGGCCCTAACGACCTTCCCGCCGTTTCAGTACACTTTGGCTTTCAATCTCCCCGAAGACTTTATCCGTCTGGAGTGGGCCGGACCGGCACAAAACTACGGAACGCTTCCTCCCGGGACGACGCAAGTTCCCCTGACGGTCTTGGGAATGCCGGGCGCCAATCTCTCGGACTACAACAACGCTCTTTGTCAAGATTACCGTGTGGTGGGGAAGCAAATCTGGTCCAACATCGGCACGCCTCTTTCCATCATCTACCATCGAAGGGTGACCGACCCGAACGAGTTTGACACCTATTTCATTGAAGCCTTTGCCTGGTTCTTGGCCATGGAACTATGTGAAACGGTCACGGGATCGAATGCCAAGTTCCCCCGGATGGAGCAAGGTTTTAACAACGCCATCTCCCAAGCCGTTAAGTTCCGCTCACTGGAAAACCCGCCGACGACAATCCCCGACGACACCTGGATGCTGGCTAGGATATCCAGCTAATGGGCCAAGTCACGATCCCGTGGAACTCGTTCAACTGCGGCGAGCTGTCTCCCCTATTGGAAGGACGTTCGGACATCCCCCAGTATATGAAGGGGGGCAAGACGATGCTAAACTTCCTGCCCACGGTGCAGGGACCGGCGACCCGTAGGGGAGGAACACGCTATATCGGGAATGGGCTGGATAGTACCTTCCCGAGTCTCTTATTGAGGTTTTCAAGAAGCGCGACGGAAAGTTACGTCCTGTGCTTTTCCAACAACATCCTGCAGTTCTTCTTCAACGGTGGGAAGGTCGGCGGGACCTTTACCCCCTATCAGATCAGCACCCCCTATACACAAGCGGACCTTTTCAACGATGACGGTACCCCGGCCATCCAAGCTGCTGAAAGTGCGGATGTCATTTATCTGGCCCACCCGAAGTATCCGCCTCAGGTCCTCTCGTTCTTGGGACCTGAGAACTGGACGCTCGCACCCTTAAACTTCGTGGACGGCCCGTGGCAGGACGGGAACGCGAATCAAAGCCTGCAGATGTATGTCACAGGAGCGGTCACGATAGGCAGCACCGTCGCCGTTACTTGTACCCCGCCGGGGTTCTTTACAGCGGACATGGTCGGTTCTTTAATGAGAATCCATGTCCAGGACCTGACTCTCTATAAACCCTGGCAGCCCGGACAACAGACTCCGACGATTGCGGTGGGAGTACAGAGACGTAGCGGTTTCAACACCTACCAAGTCGTCACGGCCTCTCCCGGAACGCCTCCTGCCCATGGAACGAGTCTGCTCTTCGTCCAGACCGGCGGGGTAACGCTGACACACACGTCAGGAAACGCATGGGACGGGGACCAAAGCACCACGATTGATCCTATTGGGGGACCGACCTATTTCTCCACGGGCGTGGAGTGGTCCTATCAGGACTGCGGGTATGGGGTGGTACAAATAACGGCTTTCTCCGATGCCCAGCACGTTCAGGCCGTGGTCTTGAGGCAACTCCCGGTAGGGGTTATCGGTGGCGGAAACGCCACGTACCTGTGGGAGATGGGCGCGTGGAGCGAGAACCAAGGCTGGCCTGCGACGGTAGGATTTTTCAGGCAAAGGCTCACCTTTGCCGGTGGAGCCGGTCCCTTGAACCGCGTCTGGATGTCCGTCGTAGGAGATTATGCGAACTTTGCCGACCTGTATTTTGGGGAGGTTCTGGAGGACAACGCGGTAACCGTCGCCTGTCAATCCACCCAAGTGAACAACATCGTCACGCTCTCGGGAGCTGACATGCTCTTTGTCGGGACGAGTGGGAGTGAGTTCCTCATCGGGCCACAGAGTATTTCCGACCCCTTCGGACCCCTGAACGTCCAGGTCTCGGAACAATCGCAGTTCGGGGGACGAGCGGTTACTCCCATAAGGCAACAGCAGTTCACCCTCTTCATCGACAAGCCCGGACGCAGACTAAGAGAGTCCACGTTCCAATTCACTGCAGGCCCCACAGGTTCCTACGTCTCCAACGACAAAACGGTTCTGTCAGAACACATCACCATCGGTGGCGTGATCGTGATGGCACAAGCAAAAAATCCCTTCTACGCCATCTGGATGGCCCTCGGAAATGGGAACCTCATCTCCTTCATCTATTGTCCCGAACAGGAAGTCCACAACTGGGAACGGCACGATGTCGCGGCGGGGGGAGAAGTCGTCTCCATGTGCGTCATCCCCAACTCCACGGGGGAATGGGACGATGTATATCTTTCCGTGAGAAGAACCACCACGTTCTTTGAGGAAGTCTCTACCCAGTATTCCATCGAAAGGATCGAACAGCCTTTCGCCAATCTTCCCGGCCAAAATCAACAAGACGCTTTCTACGTCGATGGTGGCTTGACTCTAGACAATTCCATCAACGCCATCCTCCAGCCGGGGCCGGGCTATGACGTAGTGGGAGGAACGGCGGACTTCTCCACCAGTGTTCCGGTGTTTTTGAACACCGATGTGGGGCGTTACATCCACTACGACTGGGAAACCACGACGATTGGGGATGACGGACTGACTTACCCGAAAGCCACCAAAGGGATTGCTCTAATTACGGAAGTGCTTTCCACGCAAATCGTCACGACCACCATCCAGACCCAATGGCCTCCCCACCTGTCCTTCAATCCCATTCCGGCCAACGGCTGGCGGATGACGGTGACAAAGATTCTCAGTACGTCCATTCCCTCGATCTGGTATGGACATACGTTGTCTTTCCTATTGGACGGCGGGGCCGGGAAGGACCAAGTAGCCCCCAACCAAAACGGCATCGACATCGAGCTGGATTACCCCGCTTCCATCGTCCAGGCAGGACTGTCCTCTCCCTGCCAGTTCACCTCCATGCGGCCTGAGAAGGCGGATGTGGGAGGAAGTTCGATGGGCAAGCTGGGGAAGATGACCCGAGCGACCATCCGGTTGTTCAACTCTTTGGGTCTAAAACTCGGCACCTCGATTGACGACTTGGAAACCATTGCTTATCGCTCGCCCACCACACCTTACGGACAGCCCCAGCCGATCTACACCGGGGATACCCAACGAGAAACGTTCCGGGGAGACTGGGACCGGAGTGGCAGATTTACTGTAAGGCAGGAACAGCCCCTTCCACTGACCATTGTGGCCGGAGGGTTTACGGGCGAAGTGTCGGACGATTCTTGATGGAAGTTCGAAAATACGAAGCGAACGACTTTCTCATCCTTCGGCCCCAGCCGATGCAGGAAGGGCTGATGCCGTGGCAGACGATGGAAATCGCCAATGACTTGGCCCAGTCCAATGAAACCTACAGTGTGACGGTCGATGGGGAAGTGGTGGCGTGTGTCGGACTAATACAGCATTGGCCCGGGAGGCGGTTCGTCTGGGCCTACCTCGCATGGAACGCGCCCATGGTACCCTTGACATGGAAGGTAAGGAGATGGTTGCGGTTTCACGGGGAAGGAAGGATCGAAGCCGCGATTGACCCGCAGTTCAAGGCTTCCATCCGCTGGGCACGGAGGCTGGGGTTCAAGAGGGAAGGACGTATGAAGCAATACGTTCCGGGAAAGGACTACGACCTTTACGCAAGGGTAGGTTGATATGGCATTCATGGTAGCAGCAGCACCGTACCTGATGGCTGCGAGTGCGGCAGTCTCCGCCGTGGGTGCTATCTCCTCAGCCCAAGCCCAGCGTCAGTCCTACGAATCCCAACAGCAGGCGGCGAACTACAACGCCACGGTTGAGCGGAACAACGCCAACACGGCAATGGCTGCCGCGAGCGCGAACGAACTCGCCCAGCGGAGAGATAACGATGTAAAACTCTCTTTCGAGAGAGCAAGGATGGTCGAATCCGGTGGAGGGCTGGTCGGCACGAACGTCGGTGCTCTCGGTCAAGCAGGAACAAACCTTGAACTATCCGCCCTCAACACCCGTTATCGGGGTGCTGTTACAGCAGCAGGAGACATGAACCAATCCACGCTGGATCAATACACCGCAAGTGTTGCAGGAAAGAATGCTTCCTCTGCTAATACGGCTGGGTGGATTGGCGCGATTGGTGGTGCTCTTGGGTCAGCAGCCAACTACTCCAACTCCCGCGCCCTGTTTGGTGGCGGTGGCTCTACAGCAGTTGATAATTCCTACGGCATATTCTGATGCCATCACTCACCTACGATCCTGTCGATACCCCCGTCTCTCCGGGACAACTGCCGCGAGCGCAGGGGGCCTCTTTCACTCCTGCCGTGGGACAGGCGCTGGAACAGGTTGGTCAGGAGGGTGGACGGATTGCTGGAGACCTGAACCGCATCCAGTACATGCGCACGCAGTACGACGAGATGTCCCTTGCCGCAAAGATGGCAGCGGATGCCCGTAACAAGTTCACGGATTACTTTCGTGAACAAACGGCGTTGGCGAACAACACCAACGGCGACGGCATGTACACCAAGATGCGTGGCGCTATTGACGACTTCACCAACGCGGGGCAGTCGCAGTTCACCAATCCCCGTGCAAGGGAAGTCTTCAACCAGCACATGGCGTCAATCCAAGGCACCATTGGCGACCGTGCAATCAACTGGGAGTATTCTCAATCTCAGTCTTACCGGGAAAGCAACTTTATTGATGCGGAGCGAGGCTGGGTAGATACGGTTTCCAAAGACCCAACGCAGTACGACGACATCATGAAGTTGGGGGTCAAGAACCTTGAGGGCATTCCTGGTGAGCTGAACCCTCTTGCTCTGCCGACCCAGACACGGCTGAAGAACCATCTCATTACGGAACTGACTCAGGCGGCTGGGCTTCAGTCAGCACGAATCGCCCCGCAGGCTGTCAAGAATGCCATTCTCGGGGTAACGCCTTCGGCTCCCGATACGATCACCGGAAAGATTGTTGCGGCAGCCAATAGCGTTCCAACACAGGTACAGAAAGCAGGGCTGACTCCGAATGTCGCTCTTGCCGTAGCGAACATCGAAAACGACACCTACGATCCGACTCGAAAGAATCCGAGGTCGTCTGCGACCGGGTTGTTGCAGATGATTGATTCGACGTGGGCTGAGAAGGGTGGAACACCGCAGAATCGCCTTGATCCCAATGAACAAGCGAGAATTGGCGTCGCCGTAAACCTTGCCGACAACACGCGGGACTTGAGTAATTTCCTGCACAGGCCCCTGTCTCCGGGAGAGATTTACACGACGCAGTTGGGGCTGGGCTTTGCCAATGCGCTAGTGAAAGCCCCTGATAACGCACCTGTCCGTACCGCGTTTGCCCAAGCCGGGTTGAAAGACCCTGACGGGGCCGCAGCAGACAACGGCTTGGCGGGGATGTCCGTTGGGCAGGCGAAAGCGCACTTTGAAACCCTGATGCGCGAGCGGATGGCCCGCACGGCAGGGGATGCCAATGCTCCGACAGAGGACCAATCCGGCACGCCACCTCCTGACATGCCGTGGCTGAAGTACGCCTCCCCGGAATTAAGACAGGCCCTGCTGACCCATGCCGAAGCGAATCTAAGGCACGACGATGCGGGCGAACGCTCTGCCTTGCGACAGGATCATTCCGACATTACTGCGGCCTACAACGGCGGGGATATCCCCCAGCAGCAGTGGGACCCGTCGAAGTCTCTGAGAGTCTTTGGTCCACAGGAAGGCGCTCGACTCAATAATGAAATGACACAGGCGCAATGGTATGGCAGCGCCCGTTCCGCTCTTGCCACCGCAGACCCAGCACAGGGCCAGAGGATTGTTGCCGAGGCCGATTCCCATATGGGCGCGACGGCTCCGGGAAGTTACGGCTACGCCCAAGCCAAGGCAAGGAGCGAATCTCTTCACTCCGTCTGGGCGCAAATCAACAACCAGCGGGGTCAAGATCAGGTGGGACAGGACCAGAAGTCCCTGCAACTGACCAAGCCGTTGGACATGTCGAATCCTGACTTCCTGACCGGCCCGCTGGCTGCGCGCTACGAACAGGCCGCAGA